AATGAGCGTTTGAATCAGAAAATGCTTCTTGCTCATGCAGTTGCTCTTGATGACGGCCTCGTTGTAGACACCGATGAGTATTTCGAGTCGATCGAGAACCGCCTTGGGATTCGCAAGAAAGTGAAAGTCGAAGACGATGAAGGGCAGGATGTAGTTCTTTCTGAAGCTTCGAAAGAAGAAAAGCGTCGTGATGCTACGCCGCCTTCTGCCCCGGTCTCCAGGACACCCCCTGGTGGAAAACCGAACACTGTACGTTTGTCTCAAGACGAGCGTGAAATTGCAGACTCTCTTGGGCAATCCTATGAGACCTATGCGAAAAACAAAGTCGAACTCCGGAAAGAAGGCAGGATCAACTGATGCAAGAAGCAACCCAAGTTACCCCGCCGAAACGTCCTGAGATCGCAAAAGAGCTCTCTCCGAGGGAACGGGCAGAAATCCGGGCAAAAGAACTCAAGTCTCACGGGTCTGATCTTTTCGACTCTGGGTCTGACGAATTCCACATCGATGCTGACATCGTTCCTGATGGTTGGACATACGAGTGGAAAGTCAAAACGGTTCTTAACCAGGAAGACCCTTCCTATCAGGTTCAATTGTCTCTAAAAGGTTGGGAGCCCGTTCCTGCTTCTCGGCATCCTGATATGATGCCCCGCGGACACGTCGGTGAAGAGATCGTTCGCAAAGGCATGCGCCTTATGGAGCGCCCTGCTTCTATCACTGCTGAAGCTCGGGAAGTTGATCGCCGTCGTGCACAACTTCAAGTTCGCACCAAGGAAGAGCAACTTAGCGCTGCACCTCCTGGCCAATTCGAACGTAGCAACAAAGGCAATGATCTTGCCAAAGTCAAAAAAGGCTTCAGTGCGATCGCGATCCCTGAAGCATAAGAACACTGGCCGGTATATCCGGCCAGCCACAATTTCCGGTCCGGACTGGAGATACTTGAAACCGTTATAAATCGCCCCGGTGTGCGACGAAAAACAAAACGAAGGAGTTGCCAACATGGCAAACACGAATGCGCCCTTCGGTTTCTCGCAAACCAAAGGAACGGGCTCTGCCCCGACTTACGAGCAGAACAAGTACAACATCCTGTATAGCGACACTACCAAGATTTATCAAGGTGATGCCGTTATCATGCAGGCCTCTGGGTACATCGCTCAGGCGACTGCAAGCACCGTGATCGTTGCAGGCATTTTCGTTGGCTGCAAATATCTTTCCACCAGCCAGAAGCGCACCGTTTGGTCGAACTACTGGCCGGGTGCTGACTGCACGACCGAGGTCGAGGCATATGTGATCGATGATCCGAACGCACAGTTCTTGGTTCAAGGCGGCGCTGCTGCTCTGACTCAGGCTGATGTTGGTAGCTATATCCAGCTTGCAGTCGGTTCTGGGAACGCAAACACTGGTATCTCGGGTATGTTCGTAAACACCCCGGCCACCACTGTGACACTTCCGTTCATTATCCGCGGTCTCGTGACCTCTCCTCCGGGCGGTCCTGGCACTGATGCAGCCTCGGCTTATAACCGAGTAATCGTTGGCTTCAATAACGCTCTGACCCGCACCAATGGTGCTGGCCCGACCGGCTTGTAAGGGAGATCTGAAATGGCTGTTAATCTTTCATCCATTCGGGACCTCCTGCTGCCCGGCCTTCGTGGCATCGAGGGCAAGTACGAGATGATCCCGACGCAGTACGACAAAATCTTCACCAAACACAATTCGAAGATGGCGTTGGAGCGGACTGCAGAAATGCGCTTCCTGGGTCTCGCCCAGCTGAAAACTGAAGGTGGCCAAACCTCCTTCGACAATGGTGCAGGTGAGCGCTTCATCTACAACCAAGAGCACATCGAGATCGGCCTTGGGTATGCTATCACCCGCAAGGCGATCGACGATAACCTCTACAAAACTCAGTTCGCACCTTCGAACCTTGGCCTCATGGAGTCTTTCGCCCAAACGAAAGAGATCTATGCTGCTAACGTTCTGAACACCGCTACCACCTACAATGCCTCGGTTGGTGGTGATGGCGTTGCGTTGTGCTCAACGAGCCATCCGATCGATGGCGGCACCGTCGCGAACCGTCCGTCGACTGACGTTGATCTGAACGAAGCGACCCTGCTGAATGGCATGATCTCTGTCCGTACGAACTTCCGAGACCAAGCTGGTCTGAAGATCTTCGCTCGCGGCCGGAAATTGGTTGTTCCGCCCCAGCTCGAACCGACAGCAATCCGCCTGACCAAGACCGAGCTTCGTCCTGGCACGGCAGACAACGATGTCAACGCCATCGTATCGACCGCTGGTGGTCTTCCGGAAGGCTACATGGTCAACGACTACTTGACCTCGACCGGAAACTGGTTCCTGCTGACCAACATCGACGGTTTGTCGTATATGTCTCGTGTTTCGTTCGAGACCGACATGCAGATCGACTTTACCACCGATAACCTTCTGGCAAAAGGTTACGAACGCTATTCGTTCTCTTACTACAACTGGCGTTCCATCTACGGCTCGTTCCCGAGTTAACTAGAGTGGCGTTCGCGCCACTCAAATCCTAGGAAATCTGCCCATTCCGACCGGCCTAGCGGACGCTGCAAAGACGGAATGGGTTAACTCTTGCAGGAGAAAATTATGAGCAAGACAACTTTTACCGGACCGATCCGTTCTGGTAGCATTATCAGCACTTCTGGCACGACCCTTGGCAAGGATGTCAAGAATATCGGGTCTCCGATCTTATCACAGAGCTATCCTGTCACGCAAGCTGGTTCTGCCGCTGCACTTGCAACAAATATCGTAATCCCTGCCAACAGCCGGATTACAAGCATCCACCTTTACATCGATGCAATCTGGAGCGGTGCTGCTGCAACATTCAACGTTGGCACTTCTGTAACTGCTACTGAGCTCGCAGTTGCTGCAGGAAACACTGCTGCTGCTCTGACGATCTTGGGTGTCGTTCCTGGTGCAAGTGCAACTCGCATCGGTGTCTGGGGAAATGTTGGCACGACAGATGTACGAATTTGGTTTCTGTCGACCAACACCGGGACCGGGACTGGGACCTTGACTGTGAACTACGTTCAGGACCAGGAGGCTGCATAATGGATGGTGTCCGCGTAGGCAACAAGAAGCCAAAGATCAGTATCTCGAAAAGCATCGACAATGTCGGGAAATACGGCAATTGCTGCGAGGACACCTCTAAGCATTCTGCTAAAAATTCCAACACATCCACTGGCGAAGGCGTACATGGCATGCCTTTGTTTTCTGCAGCATCAAAAACCGCTGGAGAGTAACAAATGCAAGCAGTAACAAAATCTGTAACCGGCGTTGGCCAGTCACCAGTTATGAGGTTTGATGATTTCGCTCCTGGTGCAGTTTCAATCCAGTGCACAGTCACAGGAACAGCAACTTACACCCTTCAGCAATCCCTTGATGATCCGAACGATCCAGTTAATCCAATCGCCGCTGGCTCTATGACCTGGGTTGATTCGAGTGATTCTGGAGTTGTAGGTGCCACGACAACGAAGATCACTAGTTTTTCTTTTGCTCCAAAATTCGCTCGTATCAATCTTACTGCCGGGACCGGCACGGTTTCTGCAACTTTCTTGCAATCGAGCAATGGTCCGCGATAATCAGGATAGGGCTGGGACATGGTAAGCAACACACCCATCATTCCATTCCCACCGCTTTCAAGCGACCCCACAAATCAGCAACTTTCATCGTGGGCTTCTGCAGTTACAGTATTCCTTAGAACTCTTGCAAATCAACCAAATCAGACTGTCCAGCTCCCTTACATGGATGATGACTCTCGTGCGGTTGGCGATGGAATACTGATGTTTGATCCTGCAACACTACATGTAGTTGTGTCTGTCTCCGGTGAGTGGAAAAAATTGGAGTTCGTGCCTTGACAACCAGCGGAACATACAATTTCGACCCAAGCCTTGGTGAGCTTGTGCTTTATGCATATAATCTCATCGGAGTACGACCAACTTCTGTTTTGCAGGAGCACATGCAATCTGCAAGAATGGCAACAAATATGTTGCTGTCAAGCTTTAGCCTTCATGGAATCAATCTTTGGGCTGTTGATCTTGTTGATGTCCCACTTGTGACAGGTCAGGCAACTTACAGCGTTGACCCAAACACAGTATTCATGCTTGATGCATATGTCGTGTCATCTGGTCAAGATAGAATAATTACACCAATCAGCCGGACTGAATATGCATCTTATCCGGACAAAGAGCAACAAGGATTTACAACCGTTTTCTGGTTTAATCGCCAGCTTTCTCCTGTCGTAACTCTATGGCCTGTTCCGGATGCTTCTGTAACGACAAATCTTAAGTATTATCGGATGCGCCAAATTCAGGACTCCAATCTCCAAAATGGACAGACCGTTGAAATCCCAAATATGTGGATGGAGGCTTTTGCGGATGGTCTTGCATATCGTCTCTCCAGAATTTGGGCACCTCAGATGTCTCAGGCACTGAATCTTCAGGCAAAAGAGAGCTTGCAGCTTGCACTAGATAATAACATTGAGCAAGCTAACACATACATAACTCCAATGCTTTCATCTTATTGGAGAAACTGATGGCATATGCAAGCAAATTCGGCAGAGCAAGACTCTCAGGTGGAGCTTATGCAATCTGCGACCGTTGCGGTTGTGGATATAACCATGCCGATCTATCCTGGCAGATGGATTATGCCGGAGTAAGCTTGATAAATAAACGGATCTTGGTGTGCCAAAGATGCCTTGATGTTCCACAAAATCAGCTTCGTGCGATCGTTATACCTGCAGATCCAGTTCCGATTTCAAATCCAAGGGTACCAGATTTTGTTGCAGCATCTTCTGACATACGGATGACTTCTGGACCGACAACTATTGATCAACGTACTGGTCTTCCCATAGTTTCTGGCAGCATCAGGATAACAGAAGATTTTAACACTCGTGTTCTGATGCAGACAGGTGCTGCTGATGGATCTCTGAATAACGAGCCAGGGACAGATCCGAATGCTCCTGGCAATGATGATCCTGGATTGCCTTACGAAAACACAGAAGTTCCGAGGGTGGAATAAATGCCATACAAACAAATACCAAATATGCCACAGATAATTTCTCTGTCTTCTGACACGCTCCTAGAAGGTGTTCAGTCTGGCTCTAGCGGGAAATTAAGTGTCGGCCAAATTGTGTCTTTTGCCAGCTCTCAAGCCGAAACATTTACAAACCAGTTGTTGTTGGAAGAACTTGGAGTTGTTGGCAATGGGACAGGAGACCAAAGCGCCGCCATTGCAGCAGCACTCGCTTTTGCTAATGGCAAAAAACTGCTTGGGACCCCAGGATCGACGTATAGGATCACAAACACCATAACCTACTCGGGAACATACAACATTGACTGGGCTGGGTCTAATTTGCTGTGTGATGCAAACGTTCCTGCCCTGGATATCAGCAGCGGCATTGATGAGGTTTATTACCTATCAAGCAACTACGTTGTTGGCTCAACGGCAATCCCTGTAAATGACACCGGGTCGGCGCTCGCCCAAGGAAGAAAAGTCAAAATAATCTCTGATGCTGTGGACCCATCGAACAGGGACAGTGGGTCTAGCGCAAGCCAGTACAGACTGACGGAATGGTTTGTTTCTGGTAACGGTTCAACCACGACAAACTTGGTTCTTCAAGCACCATTGTCTGACACGATAGGCATAAATCCTGTGTCTGTTCCAGGTGAAGAGTCCAGAGTTCAGGCATACACCACGGCGCTTAACGCTAGGCTGATCGTTCTACCGGAGGAGGTATCGTTCAACGATGAAAACCTTAACTTGTCTTATACAACTGGGGCATCTTGGTCTTCTACTGCTGTTTTTGTAAGGGGATTTGACAACCCGTTTTTCGTAAATACAAAAATCAATAACTCTTACGATTCGGGTCTGGCGATTTCTGGGTGTTATAACCCGGTTGTTAGCGAGCCCAAGGCAACAAACATTGTGCAGTATGGTATTGCTTTTTCTGGCTCTTTTGGTGGAATGGTAACAAATCCCTACGTTGAAAACACCAGACATGGCATAACAACTTCCAGCTCTAAAGCCACTGCAAACTCAACAAATATGAACACGCTTCTTGCTGTTGGCAGAAACCCAAACGTTTTTATATCTGGCGGTTATGGCGGTGGGAACCCTGGTTTTGCCGCGTTTGATACACATCACGATGCAAAAGATTGCGTGTTTTCTTGCCAACACACAAAGGACACCGGTGGTTTTGCCATGCAGGCAAGGGGAACCGGACATAAGTTTATGTCACCGATCGTAAGGAACAGCGAATATGGTCTTCTTGCACTAACCGAATATGGCAGCGGCGACCCGGACGAAGACTATTTTACTGCTGGGAAGCTCCCATCTGACGTGACAAACCTTCAAATCGACAGCCCGGACATCGAAGTGTCTTCGCAGGCCGTTGTATCAAATACGGCTTATCTGTTTCTTTCCGGAGTTGGCTTTTGCTCTTCCATAGACCCAAGGGTGATTTGGTCAAACGGATCCAAAATAAAAATATCTGGAGAGCACAATTTTGTTGTCAATGCAGGCAATGCTGTTTCTGGTCAAGGATTAATTGAAGTAAACGCTGTAAATCCAATAATGACAACGGCTATCGATATTGCAGAAGTCGTTATCGACGGAAACGTAACGATTGACGCCAGGTTTGCGACTGGTGGCGCGGTAGAAGGCATCGCTGCAGATACAAATACGCGCGTAGTGATTAATGGTACACTCACTCTTATGATGCCGTCAGACAGTGGGAATCTTTTTGCCGGGAGCGGCGAAATTGTTACCCGTGGTTCTGGGGTGGTTAGGTACTCAAAAGAAGGCGGCCCTGATAGCGGCCAATCACTCAACATTTCTGGAAGAGACATCCGTTGCGAAGCAATTGATGGAACGTCATCGATAAGAATGATAAGCAATCTTCCGTTTTCAAGCAGAACAACTGCAGAATCAGCAAAAATCCCTGCTTTCCAATCTGTTCTCTCTTATAGAAGTGGAATGAGAAATCTTGATTTCTATCGTGATGCTTCTGGAACGGCGTTGACTACCTCAGACGGGGCAACATGGTCTCCATTGGGTGATGTTTATGGCGAGCATTTCGGCACCATCGGCGGTGATAGTTTGGACGCATCCCCAGCGCTGAACGCAGCGGCGGCATGGCTTGCGGCGCGTGAAATCGCTTCCGGTGGACGTGGTGGCGTGCTGCACCTAATGCAGACGCACTACCTTTGCCGCACGCCTGTTTTTGTGAGCCAACGGGTATCCATTGTCGGCTCGCACAAGCAAGAATGCCAGTTGATACAAGATGCCGATAGCCGAGGCCCGGTGCTTTGGCTTTTGGCCGATGTGGGCCGGGTCAATGGGGGCGACAGTCCGCAGACGCAGTTGCGCAACTTCTGCATCGACGGACACAACGCTGGTGTGGTTTTTGCCAAAGCCGCTGTCACCGATGGTTCCCCGTCTATCACTGTTGACGACGCCACGGGCATTGTCCCCGGCATGATCTGCGAGGCCAACGGCTTTGTGATCACCGCACGCGTCATCAGTGTTGTTGGCACGACCGTGACAATGGACGTGAACGCGACCGCAACCGTGCCCCTGCGATCAGTGTTGTTCCGCGAGGCTGTGGACGTGTCTTGCGATACGACCGATGGCAGCAAGACCGTCATCGCTGCCGCCGCCACCAACATCAAGGTCGGGCATCTGATCGTCGGAACGGGCATCCCTTCGGCGACCTATGTGCTGACCAAATCCGGCAACACGCTTGGCCTTAGCCGCGAGGCCACCACCACCGGCACCGCGACCATGACATTCTCGGCCTTCAATAGTGGGGTTTTTGCAGAGGATGCGGCTACCACATCGCCGCGTTTTCGCGGGCCGCTGATCAAGGATTTGCTGATCACACGGATGAGCGGAAGCGCGCTGGTGATGCGCCCCAACCGTCACAATTTCGGCATTTGGAGCACGGAGGCGGTCAATTGCCGAGGCCACGGGCTGGAATGGAACAGCTGCTCTGACAGCGTGGTAGTGGCATTGCAGGCAGGCGGGTGCTGGCGTCGGGCATTGCAGATTTCTACATCTGCCACGCCACGCATTTTCGGGTCTGAGGTGTGGCAGACATATCTAAATGACAAATACGAGGAGTTCAGGTCACAGGGCAACCGAGAACTTACGTGGTTTGGCGGTGAGTTACAGGGCCGTGCGCATTTTGCCGCAGCCCCGCATGTAGACGGTTTGAGCGACGAACATCACATCGTGTTGGATCGCATCAACTTCAAATGGACAACTTCAAACCAAAACCCCGCAACTGGCACAGCCCAGGAGTACGTTTACAATGACGGCGTACATGGCCTCACGCTCAACTGCCATTTTGCAGCAGATCGGACAGACGGCAGTTGCCCCGATTATATCCTCACGAAAAACGGCGAAACGCGTACCGTTTTCGGGTCGCATTTTGACCCCACGTCCGTTGCAATCGGGCTTGCGACTAGCCTGAGACGTATTGAGTTCACCGTACCCTACTCGGGCACATGGACAGCGGGCATTGCGGACAGCAGCGGCCACGCGTCATCAAAGACCGCGACCGGAAAATTCACAATTACCGGCAGGACAGTCCACGCGACGGTTTTGAACTTGAGCGGCATCAACGTCACAGGCCTGACACCAACCGACATGCTGCGTATCACTGGTCTGCCAGTTGAGGCGGCTGATGATGCATCTCTGGGCGAAATAATTTTGCAGCAATGGCAAAGCATTTCCGGGACCGGCAGCGATTTGAAGCCGCGTGTTTTGGCCGGACAGAATTACCTCACAATCAAAAACTCGGACCCAACGGGCAATCAGACAGACCAGTTGGTTAGCAATCTGAAAACCAACCATGGGTCCGACATTCCCGCAATGACAATCCAGTATCAATCCGCATAAGGGGTAGACATGAGTGACATATCTGTGACAAGAGAAGAATTTGAAGAAATGAAATCCCAACAAGCAGAAATGCAGGCATTAGTCAAGGACATTCATGACGCACTTATGAAACCACAGCCGGGTCAAACTCAAAGTCTTCTTGACAGAATGGCGGCGGTTACAAACGGTGTCGAGGGTGGGACGCGCACGGCAAAAATGGTGATGGGTGTGCTGGCCTTTCTAGCTGCGATTGGAATTTCGATGAAGGTGGGGGTGATCAGATGACAGCTTACGAACTGGCGCAAGCCGAAGTCGGCACTGTTGAGTGGGCCAATGGCGCAAACCCGAAGGTCATGGCCTATTTCAAAGATGCCGGACACTCTGAAGTCAGTGACGATTCAACAGCGTGGTGCGCGGCTTTTGTTGGCGCTATGCTGAAGCGAGCGGGGTTGACTCCCACTGGTTCCCTTGCCGCGCGGTCCTACCTCAATTGGGGCGATCCGGTTGACCTGAAGGATGCGCGACCGGGCGATATTGCTGTGTTCAGCCGAGGCAACTCAACATGGCAGGGACACGTCGCGTTTTTCATCAAAGAGAACGCCTCGACCTTGACCATTCTCGGAGGCAACCAATCTGACAAGGTTGGCGTAAGCACATACCCGAAGACATCACTGCTTTCGATCCGCCGCGCGCCGGGTGACGTCATCAAGATCCTGCCACCGAAAACCACAGCAAATGAACCACCGAAAAAGTGGTACGAAAAGCTGTGGACCTACCTTACTTCACGTTAACTCGAAAGGATATACCATGAATTTGGCTGCATCTGCACGCGCTACCACCTATGCAACCACATTACTTTTTGGCCTCGCCATGCTTGCCAAGATGCTTGGCTTCGCTGAGTTTGACGAAGGCTCTGGGATGTTCGATCCAGCACCATTCAATATCTATGTATTGGTTGCCCCGGTCGCAATGGTGATCTCTTCTGGCCTCGCCCTTATTGCACTAATCAAAGGATGGGGGAGCAAGAAAAATGAACATTGAAACTGTTCTGGCGCTTGCTTTTGCTGTATTCATTTCTTGGTTTCTAGGTCGTCGCTCTGGCAAATCAGCAGGCAAAATTGAAATCAGAAACGCTTCTGAAAAAGCTGAAAAAGAAAGGAAGAAACTCGATGAAGAAATCAATGCAGACACTGATCTCGTTGCTCGCGCTCACGCCGCTGGCGTTGTGCGTAAGCCCTGATGCTTGCTCTGGATGGCGTCAAGTTCAGACCAGCAGCGAAACGTTGGACTACTTGGCTTCGAGCGACCCGCAGGCGCTCGCAGAGATAATTGCCCATGATGAAACTGGCGCTTCTCGCGGCTGCTGGTAGGAGACTGAAATGCCTGGACTTTCTTATAGCCAATACATAACCCAGATTGCAAAGATGGCTGTTGTCCAGGAGACAGATCCAAATTTCATCTCAATAACACCATCTATGATTTCTTATGCAGAGCTTCGCATATATAGAGATCTTGATTTCCTTGAGGTGTCTGCAGCTTTGCATGGAGACAACTACAAATTAGTTGCTGGGAATCGAAATTTTTCATTTAACAAAAATCTTCCTGATGGCTCTTCTTTTGTCGTCAGTGATCAGATAAATTTGATAACACCAATTGGTCAAAATGATCCAGACCAAGGTGTGAGAACCCCTTTGCTTCCGACAACAAAAGAATTTCTTGATGCAGTTTATGGCTCGTCTTTGTCTGCTAATCGGGCACAACCTGTTTATTATGCACCATTTAATGACAGCACATTCATAGTAGGTCCAGTACCTGAGTCGGATTACTATGTTGAAATCGTCGGAACAGTTAGACCGAGGCCGATCTCTTCGGACAATACAGTTACATTCATAAGCCAATATTTCCCAGATCTGTTTATCATGGCTTCCATGATTTATGTTTCTGCATATCAAAGGAATTTTGGAAAGCAATCTGATGATCCGCAAATGGCACAGAGTTATGAAAGTCAATATCAAACTTTGCTAAAATCTTCTTCGACAGAAGAAGCTCGCAAGAAATACGAGGCAGCAGCTTGGTCTTCTCAATCTACAGCTTCTACTGCAACACCGACGAGGTAAGAATATGTCTCATGAGTCTTTGAAACTTATACCCGGTGTTGACACCGTAAAGACTCCTGTTCTCAACGAAGCTGCAATTTCAGAGACTCGTCTGGTTAGATTTATGCCAGATAGACAGCTCGGTGGTCTCGTTCAGAAGCTCGGTGGATGGAGCTCTTTTCAAGGGATCTCGCTTTCATCACCTGTTCGTTCCATTCACGCTTGGGCTGACACGAATGATACCAGCCGACTTGCGATCGGGACGCCAGATGGTGTTTGGACATATGGTGCAGACTCTGGCCTCATAAACAGAACACTACAGGTTTATGAGATAGATAGACCTGTTTCGTTTTCTACTGTAACTGGAGATCCTATTGTCATAATTGATGATGTCGGATCGAATGTAACATCATTTGATGCAGTGGACATAAGGACACAAGTCTCTGTCGGTGGTTTGGTCTTGTTTGGTTATTACCCAACGAGGGCAGTATCAGATGATGCCTACGAAATTATTGCAAGAGACATTCTTGGTACGCCAGTTGATGCGACAGCAACCGTTGCATCTGGTGGTGCCGTTCCTGTTTTTACAACTGTTGCATCTAATCTTGATATTAATGTCCTTCTTAACGATCACGGATATTCCGAAGGTAGCACATTTACGATTCTAGTTGCTGTATCTGTCGGTGGTCTTTACTTGTATGGCAATTATACAGTTTCTTCTGTCGTAGATGTTAACAATTTTGTCATCTCTGGGAACTCTGCCGCTGTGTCTAACGACACAGTTTCGATGAATGATGGAGATGTAAGATTTGAATACTATGTTGGCAAGCAGGCAACGATATCTTCTTCTGGCTTCGGAGATGGTGGCTTCGGAGATGGTGGCTTCGGTGTCGGCGTTTCTGTAACTACCGGGAGAGTCGTTGTTCCAACAAGCATTACCACAATTGGGACGATTGCAACTGCAACCTTTCCAGACAATATGGAAGTACCAATCGGCACAAATATAACAGTTGACTCTACAACGCCTATAGAGTATAATGGAAATTGGACGGTGTCTTCATCAACCAAGGGGGCTTCCAGTACCGTGTCATTTGATATAGGTGTCTCTGCAACACCACAGACTGTTGCAGGAACTCTCAAGTTCAACACATATGGTTTTATTCCAGTCACTGACTGGTCGCTTGACAATTGGGGTGAGGACCTGATTGCAAACCCACATATGGGCTCTATCTACTCTTGGTCTCCCAGTCTTGGTGCAAGCTATAATCGCATGACAAGATTGCCAAATGCACCAGATGTAAATGAGGGTGCTTTCGTTTCTATGCCGCAGAGGCAAATCATCGCTTATGGATCTACATTTACAGGCATTCAAGATCCTCTGCTTGTGAGATGGTGCGATGTTAGCGACAACTATTCTTGGATCGCAACTGTTGTAAACCAAGCAGGTTCTTATAGAATTTCAAAAGGCTCTAAGATCGTTGGTGGTATGCAAGGCCCCCAACAGGGTCTTATCTGGACAGATATCGGCGTTTGGTCTATGCAATACATAGGGCCTCCGTATGTTTATCAGTTTAACGAGCTCGGTGCCGGTAGCGGATTAATCGGACGAAAAGCAATGGGTGCTATGAATGGAATTGTTTACTGGATGGGCCAGTCTCAGTTCTATAGAATAGCGGGTGGATGGCCTGAAGTTCTTGATTGCCCTGTGTGGGACAATGTTTTCCAAAGCTTGACTGCAGAAGATAGTGAAAACATCAGATGTGCTGTAAATAGCAGATTCAGCGAAATTTCATGGTACTACAGCAAAAGCGATAGTGCCGGAGAACCAACCTATTATGTCAAATACAATGCTGCTTTGAACCAGTGGGACTATGGGTCTCTCACAAGAACTGCCTGGATCGATCAAAATGTTTTCGGTCCACCGATTGGCGGTTCGGACACAGGAGAAGTATTCCAGCACGAAGTTTCGAATGATGCAAATGGCACCGTTCTTTACTCTGGATTCACAACTGGTTATTTCGCTATCTCTGAGGGTTCAGAGAAGATATTCGTAGATCAAGTCTGGCCTGATATGAAATGGGGCAAAGATGATGCTCCAGACAATGCTGTTCTACAGATGACATTCTATGTCAAAGATTACCCGTCTGATGAACCAAGCATCTTCGGGCCATACACGATAACGAAAGAAACTGAATACATAACACCAAGATTCCGCGGGAGACTTGTCGCCATTGACATTTCAAGCAGTGATCTCGGCTCGTTCTGGAGACTAGGAAACATCAGATATAGAGCACAACCGGATGGGGTTTACTGATGGAAAGTGCATCTCAGATCGCAATTGATATGGCAAAGAAAAAGGTCCACAAAGGGCCAATCCACAGTCATGTTGCTGGCAGAACAGATCACCTCCCGATGCACGTAGCTTCTGGATCATATGTTATTCCGGCAGACATTATTTCTGCACTTGGAGAAGGCAATTCTGTTGCTGGATTTAAGATTGCAAAAGACATTTTCGAAAACAGAATGCCTTACGGTGTAAGCCAAGAGCCATATGGAGCCCGTGGACTTCCATACGGGGTTAATACCCCGCGTCGAGCCTCTGGAGGTGCTGTCCCGATCGTAGCTGCTGGTGGAGAATTCGTTGTAACCCCAGAGAGCGTTATGTCTATTGGAAAAGGGTCTATGGATGATGGTCACAAAATACTTGATCAGTTCGTGACTCGATATCGAGCAAAAACAATCAAAACGCTGTCTAAACTTCCTGGCCCGGTAAAGGATTAGAAAATGGAAGATAAAATCTTTGTACGCGAGGCGACACTTGAAGATTTCGACGAATGCGTGAAGATCGCAATTTCATCAATCTCTGAGGTTGCAATTGTACAGCCAGACCACAAGAAATTGCTTGAGCACATTTATGCTGCATTGACTCGTGACCACGGAATCATGGGCATCATCGGTGAGCCAGGAGGTCAAGTCGAAGGCGGCATCTTGCTTAGGATGGGAACATTTTGGTATTCGAATGAGCTTGTTCTGGAAGAGAAGTGTGTTTTCGTTAGACCTGAATTCCGCACTGCAAAAGGCGGAAGAGCAAGCAAGCTTGTAAAGTGGGGAATAGAGGCTTCAGATCGTCTCGGTGTCCCGCTGGCATTTAGCGTTATGTCGGCAGGTAGGATGGAAGGAAAGATGCGTCTTTTCGAGAGAATGCTAGGAAAACAAGCCGGTGCATATTTTCTATACAATGGTGCCCCTGGTGGCCAAACCCTTAGTGGGGAGTTGAACTGATGGCTAAAACTCAAACTGCAACATCTTCAGTTTCTATCCCTCAGGAATGGCAAGATAGATTTAACAGCATTTATGGAAAAGCTGATGCTGCTGCGTCAGAGCCTTTCCAAAAGTGGGGTGATACTGCAAGTGATTTTGTTGCTCCAGTTAACCAGCAACAGAACACAGGTATTTCTGGAGTTAATGCAGCTGCAGGATCATATCAGCCTTATATGGATTCTGCAACGAATGCTGCTCAGGCTGGTGGCCAGAATGCTGAACTTGGCCAACTTGATATTCAGAAGTATATGTCTCCATACATTCAGAATGTTGCAGATACGACTGCTGCACAGATGAATCAACAGTTCCAGCAAGCCCAAGCTGGGCAAATGGGCAACGCAATTAAGTCTGGAGCTTTCGGTGGCGACCGTGCAGGTCTTGCTGCAGCAGCACTACAGAATCAGCAAGCGATGGCTACTGGCTCTACAATGTCTAACATTTACAATCAAGGTTACAATCAAGCTGTTGGAACTGCACAGCAGCAACAAGGTGCTGATCTGTCTGCACGACAAGCAGACCTCGCACGTCAATTCCAACTCTCTGGTCAAATGGCAAATCTTGGATCGCAGCAACAGCAACTTGGACTTCAAGGTGCAGAGGCGCAAATTCAGGCCGGCACTCTTCAGCAACAAACTGATCAGTCCGGAAAAGATGCTCTTATCCAACAATTCATGCAAGAGAAGGGATATCCATTCCAGGTCGCCCAATATCTTGCAAACATCGGTGGCAATCTCGGATCTTTGTATGGATCCGAGACGACGCAAACAACCCCACGGTCTTTCTGGGGTAATCGTGGTGGTGCAGTCCCAGGTAAAGCTGGTGGCGGCGGCGTTGCTGGACCTTATGGATCGACAGCTGGATCAACTCCGGAATCTGGCTTTTCTTCATATGTTCCGGAAGCCTATCTTCAGCCACTTCAGCTGCTTCAATCAGACCCGGATATATCTGCAGATCAGCAAGCGACACTTGCACAAAGAGCACAGGCTGCTGCTTCTTTCGGTGATAGTCTTTCGTCTCTCAAAGACAACTTTGGGAATGGCGCTGATAGCTCCATATTTGATCTTTTCGGAAGTCTCGGCCTTGGCAGGGCTGCAGGTGGTGTCGTTAATGATCCTAAATCTTTCTCTTCACCTGAAGCGCCAAATGGTGATGGTGGATATATGAAGAGCATCATGGATGCTCAAGCTGCCTCTAAACTAACGACGCCTGCAAGCCCTTTAGGCGGCGGGGCGGGCGGTAGTGCGGGCGGTAGCAGTGGAGGGCTCGGCGGTTTGCTAGGTGGAATTGGTTCTGCAGCCTCTGGCATTGCAGCTATCCTGCCATTTCTGTCTGACCCTCGCGCTAAGAAAGATGCAGAGCGAATTGGATACACAGATAATGGTATGCCAATTCATAAATTCAAATATAAAGAGGACCCTTCTGGCCAAACACACGTTGGTTTTATGGCAGATGAGGTCGCCAAAGAGCACCCAGATGCAGTCCACAAGCGTCCAGATGGATATCTTGGTGTAGACTATTCTAAGGCAGGCAAATTCGCTTCTGGTGGTGTCGCAGGATATATGGATGGTGTCTCTTCACAGCAGCAGAATACATTTACAAAAAATGACAATTCTGGCAGCAGAAACAACTCTGGTCTATCTGGTCTTTTTGATAGTGTCTCTGCACTACAATCTGTTATCGGACGAAAACGTTCTGGCGGCAGAGTTGGTTATGCAGATGGCGGCGGGCCTGTCTTTGAAACAGTCGGGAGATCAAATCCAGGAACACTAGTCGATCAAGCAATAGTTGCAAAACTGAGGAACTCTTCGTCTGTTCCGAACGTAACGGGAAGCATCGACTCTCAACTAGTAGGTGTCAGCGGCAATGCAGCTATTGATCTTGGCATGAAACCACCGATTGGCGAACAAAGCCCACTTGCGGTTGGTCGATCTCCTATCCCACCTTCTAGACCACAAGATATGTCTGGCCTTGGAAGTGCCGATATCGCAAGTGCCCTAGGTAAGTCTGCAACATCTTCAAGCGCAGGCGTTTCTCCTGCTGCACCTGCAGATGTTGATCCCAACTATGGTCTTGCAGGTTCTTCTGCCAGGCCTGCACCTGCCATCACTCCAAATCCAGAAAACTGGGAAAAAATCCAAAACGGTATCTTTGCTGGAGAAAGCGGCGGAGACTATAATGCTTTGCTTGGTTTTCAGAATCGCCCTGGAGGGAGATATGAAGATGTAAAGTTGACAGATATGACTGTCAACCAAGCACTTGATTTTGCAAATCCTTCTGGTGATTACGGCCAATGGGCTAAGGGGCAAGTCGGAAGAGTTGCAACACCAATGGGGGCTTATCAGGTTGTTGGGACGACACTCGCTGCAGCCAAAAAAGGGCTCGGATTGACTGGTGACGAGGTTATGACTCCAGAGTTGCAAGATGAGATCGGAAAGTGGATTTATGCCAATCAAGGAACAGATGCGTGGGCTGGATATGATGGCCCGAGAGACAATCCAGTGACAATGTCTACTTCTGGCGGTCCAGGTCCGCGCAATGGATCTCCAACTGATTGGCGCCAGCCTGACACTTCTGGTGGAGTTCGTGGTGCATTTGATAGGGTCGTGCATAATCCTGATGGCTCTGTCAACAAAGACTTTCTTCTTTCGATCCTTTCCGGCGTTGGCACGATGGCATCTTCACCTAGCGTTAATTTTCTGACTTCGGTACTACAAGGTGCCGGGGCTGCAGCAAATACATATGCCGGACAAGAAGCTCGTCGCACTGACATCGAAGGCAAACAATTCGAGAACCGCAAAGCTGCATACGATGCTTGGATGCAAGCAACATCCACAGGTGCTGTGCCAGAGAACATGCCATTCCAAGAGTGGCTTAAATACAACCCCCAATATGCACCCACGACTAGTGGCATGGATATTGGGACAGCAAGGACTGCAGACTCTTCTGGGAATACATATACGATCGATGAACTTCAAACGAAAACTATCACATATCCTGATGGATCTGTCGTCCCTGCGATCAACGACAGAGATTATGTCAACAAGTGGAATGCAGCAAACGCAGCTAGGATTGCTTATGCGCCTGCTTGGAAGACAGCAGCTGAAACTGCCGCAAATGCAATCTCTGGGTTACCTAATGGTCAGACCCGTGACGTCAGTGGGAAGCTGATCCTGCAACCCGGTTTGACCAGCACCTCTGGTCAGGTGGCAAATCAAGAGTCGAACAACGTTCGTTCTGGTGAATTCCGGAATGAAGGTAATGCATACCTTTCCTCTGTCCCGCAACAGAAGCAACTGGTATCTGACCTTCAAGAGATCTACACAAACCTTCAGGCAGGCTCTGGGGCTAATCTTTTTAGCAATATCGATGCCATTGCAAACTATGTCGATCCTACTGGTCAAGCTGGTTGGAGAGACATGGTTACAAAAGGTGATGCGTCTGAACGAGATAAAGCTCTCAAGGATGCCGCTATGCTTATTCAGGAAAGGCTTGGCACTATGCCAATGGGTGCCCCGGCAGCTTCTATGGAGCTCGCTTCGGCCATGACGCCAAACCCGAACATGGAACCTGGAGCTTTGTTCTCACTTACGGCTCGGACATCTGCTGCTCAGAAATACAACGAGGAGTACTACAAAGGATACGATCCTGCAGTGTGGAATAACGATGTCAATGCATACACCAATGCTTTCGTATATGGTGATGAATCCAAAGGCATTAAGCCACACGACTTTGAAGCTTATGTAAAACAAGCAGAGATTGACACTCCATGGTTCAAAGGTATGCCTCTTCCTGCAAAAGAAAAGCTCATCGTTGGTAAATCATATCCTGTCCCTGGACACGGCAATATGGTTTGGAATGGCAAGGAGTTTAACTGATGGGTGTAACATATGAAGAGGCAACAGGAAATCGGCCTCAGCAGCCTCCAAAGGTTGCCAAAGCCGTAACATACGAAGAGGCGACAGCGCCATTTAGCCAGCAGAAGAACCCAGACAATATGTCTTTCGGGGAAGATCTTGCTCGTTCAGCAGGCTCTGGACTTCTTGGTGGAACAGCAGGATTGGCAGATTTTGCCAGCCTTATCAATCCGCTTCCGCAGTACACAGAAGATGGCATCCGCTTGGGGCCACTTACATTTACTGGCAATTCCGTTGGTATTAGCATGCCAACAAGTGCTACAGATATGGCCGAAGATGTGACTGGTGGTGGTGTGTCATATGAGCCAAAGCACAAAGCAAGCGAGTATGTCAAAACAGGCGCTAGTTTTCTCCCGAACCTAGTTGGAGGCGAAGGCAATCTTGTCCGCAGAGGGATTACAGATGTAGCTTTGCCAGCAATTGCATCTCAGTTTGCAGGAGACCAATTCAAAGGAACAGCACTAGAACCGATCGCAAGGGTCGGTGGTGCACTTGTCGGTGGAGTCGGCGGTGCCGGTGCAGCTGCGGTTCTTGGACGAAAAGCTGCTAGAGAAGCAGAAGTTGGTAGAACAATCCTTGGGTCTGCATCAGAACGAGATCCAGCTTCTCTAATCAGCAAAGTTAAGACAGCTGATGAAATTATACCTGGATCGAAGCCTAAGCTCGCAGAATCTGTCGATGATATTGGGTTGTCAAATCTTGAGCAGAGACAATCAAACGTAAGCCCGAATGATCTCAAAAGCCGAATTCGTCAAAGGGGCGAAGAGCAGAACATGGCAAGGCGTGCTGTGACTGATACTCTAGATCCACCGAGTGCAAACCCACTATCGGCAGCAGATGAAATTACCAGTCGTCTAGACATTGCCAAATCAACTGGCGAGTCTGCAATTCAGAATGCGAAGAATATCGCTATTGCGAAGACTTCTGCACTCCCGGTCGGTAGAGATGCACAGGATGTTGGCAGCTCTATTCGTACAGCCGTTCTTGACAAAAAGGCTGCAGCCAAATCAGCAGTAAACGATCTTTACAAAAATGTAAACCCTTCTGGGGATCTTAATCTCGTCGCAAGACCAATTAAAGATGCAGCCGATGAAATCAAACTTGGGTTCGTCCCTGAATCTGCACCGATGACTTCTTCTGAGAAACGCATCTTTGACATCGCTACGAACATGTCAGAGACCAACGGCCTTCACAATATTGCAGAATTCAAAAAGAACATCAATAAAGCAATCGCAGAAGAAATTAAGGCAGTTGGTGATACTAGCCCGACTGTGTTTCGCCTTAACAAGTTGAGAAGTGCAGTTGAAGATACACTTGAGAATGCATTCGCAAATCAGCAAAAGTGGAAAATTCCTGCAGGATACTCTGGGCCACAACCAAACATGACTCCAGGAGCTTCAAGGCGTCTTGATGCAGCAAACAGTGCATACAGAGAATATGCTTCTACATATCGGTCAAACCCGGTTTCAAAAGCTGTTGCATCTGCTGGATATCAGCCTGCCAAGTTAGACAGCAGCCTTCCTGGATTGGCATTCAAAGCAGGTCCGACTGGAAAGCAGACTGCAGAGGCATTCCTTAAAGCATCCGAGAATTCACCAGAATCCATTTCGGCTCTAAAAGAGTCTGCAATAAACACACTCAGCCCAAAGATTAAAGATGGCATCTTAGATGCAAAGACTGTTGCTTCTTGGAAATCGAAACACAAAGGTGCACTTGAAGCTATTGATGCAGTTGATCCGACCTTTATGAGATCGATAGATGAGGCTGCTGCATCTAGTCATTCTCTTGAGTCGATATCTGTCGCCGCAAAAGAAGCAGAAAAAGATGCAGTCATTGGGTATGCACAAAAGCTCCTCGGGGTTGAATCGAATGACCGTGTAAAGGAAGTTGTATTCTCTGCACTTTCTGGACAAGATGGAGCCAAAAAAATAAAAGATCTCGTTGCTGCAGTTTCTGGCAATGCAACTGCTTTGAATGGTCTTAAGGCTGCCGGGGCAAGAAGGCTTATCGAGCAATTTACCAACATGTCTGGGCAAATTCGCGGGTCTGAACTTGTGGGATTTGTGAGTAAACACAAAGATGCCCTTGAAGAGCTTTTTGGACCACAAGGTTATTCGAGCCTTTCAAAAGTTTCTGATGACATTGCAAGGTCTACCAAGGCTTTCGAGAACACCAAGGTTCCAATTGGATCTAGCACTGCATCCCAAGTCGTTGGTCCGATGGATGCACTCCGAAACTTCGGAGAAAGTGCAGCCGGAACACTGTCTCGTGCAGGGACAAACATGCTCAGCTTTATTGGCCTCCCCGGGGCAACTGCAACAACTGCTGCCCTTGGTGTCGGCTTGAAGACAATTGCTGGTGTTCTGAATTTCATGTCTATCAGGAATGGGCTTAAATTCCAGTCTCTTCTTGAAGATGCAATTATGGACCCAAAGCTTGCTGCACAACTTATGGAGAAAGCAGTCGTAGATGGCAAACCAACGACTGCTTTTCAGAAACTTGCAAAACTATTAATGGTGTCTGTCAACGATAATATGGTTCGAAGCGGAAGGAAATCCGGTGGTCGCGTCGGAATAGACCATACAGCAGAGGCAGATAACTTAATTGCTGCCGCAGAAGAATCAAGACAGAAACAAAGCATGGCAACGGAAACTCTTCTCAATCAGCCTGATGACTCCATAGTCAAGGCTCTTGACGTGGCAAATAGGAGCATTTGAAATGGCAACGACTCTTACACCGAACAAGAACCTTAGTGTTATTGGCATCACAGATACAGGCTGGGGTCCGCCGACAAATGCCAATGCTGAAGCCATCGACAAGGCTCTCGGTGGAGCAATTGGAATATCTGCTGTTTCTGGAACGACAGTTATGACCATATCAGATCTGCAGAACATGACTCTTGTGTTCTATGGAGCTCTAGGTGCTAATGCGATCTATCAGGTCCCGGTCGGCGTTTCCGGACAATGGGTTGTCGTTAACAACACAACTGGTTCATATACCTTGACGATAGCTTCTCAGTCTGGAGGAACTTCGGTTATAATTCCGCAGTCAACAACGGGAACTGTTTATGTAAATTCTGCTGTTGCTTTAGGGGCTATTCGTGCAGACACACCATTCACCAGTGCTAGCTCAGACACGCAAGTTATCTACAATTCTTCTGGGAATCTTATCGGTAGTGATACGCTCAACTATTCACTGTCAGGTGGTCTTTCTGTCGGATCTGAAGATGCAACTACAAATTCTGTGGCACCGGCTGTAACTTTGACTAGGCAATCTTCTGGGACACCGGCTGTTGGTATTGGCATTTCCGCGGTGTTTAATTTGGAGTCGTCCGCAGGCCGGGTAATTCCTGTTGGAAGGGATGCTTTTGTATGTACAGCAAATGGAGTTGGTTCTGAGTCTTCTGATTATGTTTTGAGTCTGATGGCTTCTGGTGTTTTCTCTGAAAAAGTAAGAGTTACTTCAGCAGGAGCAATGTCGGCACAAACTGTTACTGGTAATTGGGTTGCAAGCAGTTCTGAAGCTACCACCGGAACTAGCAGCACAAAAATTATGACTCCAGAACGGACAAAGGAAGTCATAGACAGAAGATTTTATACCAGTCCAAATCAAGTAATTACGCCAAATGGAAAGATTACACTCGCCCATGGGCTCCCAAATGCGCCTGTGGTTTGCGGATTGAAACTCGTTTGTGTGTCTGCTGATCAAGGATACTCAGTTGGAGAGGTAATTGCAGTTTCTTTAAATGGATCTACAGATACGGTAACTCGTATTACTACGATGGAAATTGACGCCACGAATATTGTTCTTCATTATAGCAACACCACCAATGTGTTCTCGATCCCGAATAAAACCTCTGGGGTAATAGCTGGATCTAACAATTCTAGCTGGAGAGCAATTGTTACGGCGATTGGATAATTATTCCTGTCTTTCTCTTGACGAAATGGAATGCCAAAGCCACAATTTTAAGCATGAAAACAAAGAAAGTCCAGGATAGAAATCGCAGTCTACTATCCTGGACAAATCACATCTCTTTATAAGAACCCAAGTGTAGACCCTTTTCCAAATGTAAAATTGGCAATTGTCGATCTCGACTATGCATTTATCGCTAACAACGAATGTTTTGAAAACAAAGAACACTTTGTTTTTTCTTTTAAATGAAATCTTATCTATTGTTTTATTTTTCAAGTTTATGCTCTCTTTCCCGATCATTCAGCGCATCGCGGTCGCGGTTGTCGCGCGGCATTTCACCCATGG